CTAAATCCTCTATACATCTGCGAACTAATTGGCTGGTTTTTTGAAGGAACCGTAACTTTTTGATATATTGAACTCATGTATGTTATCCTGTAATTTTATTAAATGTATCAGTTGTTGTACTATAATTTTTCCATGCAGCAGCGGGTTCTTTCATAGATTCAGTTGGATGTGTTAACTGATTGTCAACATTTCTGTCAGTCTTATCTGACGAATATTTTAATGGATCTAAATTTTCATGCTGTGGGTATGGTTCATGTGTTGGAACTCTACGCATTATAGATTCAAATGTCGATCCATCGGCTGATGGTAAAATATGTGTCAATAATGGTGATGCAATCTCGGCAATTGCGGCGATTGGCCCATTCATATGGACTTTTGCAGCAGTTACCAGCTGGTTTCCACCAGAATTAATCTCAGTTGTAGTTCCAGCAGTAAATTTATTACTCCCAGTTGTATTAACATCCATTTTACCAAGCGTAGTAATTTTTCCATTTTGTCCAATAACAATATCTGTATTTTTTGCAGACTCAGCATGAATATTATTACCTGCCTTTACATTAACATTTCTTCCTGCTTCTAAATTTATATCTCTACCGGCATGAAAATTAAAATCCTTTGAGGTGTGTATACTAATGCTATCTTCTGCAAATATATCTATTTTTCCGTTACTGGTTAGTTCTATCCAAGTAGATCCGCTTGCATTACCAATGTAAATCAAATCTTCACTATTATGTAATAAAATTTGATGACCAGTCCGAGTTCGGATTCTAATCAATTCATTATGAGGTATATCAACATTTCCACCGGTTTCCCCCTGTTCTATCGCAGCATATGATGGACCACCTGTTCCGGCTGGTGTTTTTCTTAAAAATTTATCATCCCCATCATCCATTACAAAAGTAGACCCACCTATATGGCTAACTGGTGCGTTCGTGATTCTGGAATCAGATTTACCAACTGCTCCAGTTTTTGCAGTTGGCTTTTTATCAAATGGGCCTGGTGTGCTGATACCAAAAACCATACTAGGTGTTTCACGTCTGGCGCTGCTTGTTGTTATCCCTCTGGTATCATCCAAAAGTAACCCCTGAGATGCTAACGCATCAACTAATGGGTGTTGTGGTTTTTTAAATTGAGTTGAATCACCGTCTCTATTATTTTCTAACTTGTTGTATTCTGCTACTGGTACACGGCCAGGTCTTCCAGCTGCATCAGCGGTTGCTGAATCTACTGAATTCTGGGTTGCCGCAATACCGGGAATCATAAAATTCATACCTTCATCAGGTACACATCCAATCCAGTAACCTCTTCCAGGATCATCATTAACAAATATAACTACAACTAATGTCCCAACATCAGGTGGCACAAACCACATCCCGTAACTTTTTTGAGTATTGTTATAATCATTCTGATTTGTTACATAATCAAATCCAGTTACTCCATAAAATGGACTCATATATTTTACTTGTTGTACCTGTGCAGCAGATGTATCATTACCAGAACCTGGTCGTAATAACTGTACTTCCAATGATCCCATATATGATGTATCCAGGTGGCTAATTACTTTTGCTAAACATGGGCCTGTTGGCAATTCTGATTTTATACCGCTATTCTTATCTTCTGCCATTAAAATTTCCCTGATCCAAATTGTGGTGTAATCATATCCGCACCTGTATTTTTTACTAATGTGTTCATCTTTGATGATCCCATACTATATTCTGTATCTACCGATAATCCTTTGTCGGTTACTGGCTGCAATGAGGCAGTTAACAATTCTTTTGCTTTTGGTTCATCTTGATTATTCTGACCTCTCAGTCTGTTAGCAGTTAACGTTTGTTTAAAAAGGCCACCTTTAAACTCACTTCTAATGTTTGTCAATCTATATAACCCACTAAATCTCTGGCACAATTTATTATTCTTAAGATTATACATCCCTGTTGATGAGTTTATATCAGTAGGAGTTCTAAAATTTATAACAATATGAACTTCTCCATTTTGATAGTGCATACTACCATCTTTCGTAATATTCATTTTATCTTCTTTATCCGTAAAATTACCAGTACCACTATTAGAAATATAATACGGATCACCTATAATGTCGCATGTTATATTCATCATATCCATTGAATTAATTACCGCGTCATGAAATATTTTTGCAGCTCGTGTAGCTGCAATATCACCACTTGTTCCACCAATATTATCATTGGATGTCTTGGTATTATCATATTTTGTAGATGATGCATCAATAGAATCATCATCACCAGATGGTGGAGAAACTGATGAAGTACCATTTTGTGATGATGGTTTATCAGCTACTCCAGAGGCTTGTTGTGATGACACAACATCGCCGTTATAAATGTAATTATCGGTGGCCATTGATGTATAAAATGCATTATGCATAGTAAATTCAAATCTTATTAAATCTACGTTTTTACCAGTGTAAATATAATTGTATTCCTTAACTGCTTGCTTAGTTAATTCCTCAATTCCAGGTGCTGGAGCATTCGGTGCCATAGTTTTACTAGCATGTACATAATATGGTATTACTCTATATACAATTAATTTTGGAACTTGACCAGTTATTTTTAAATTTTCATCTGTTACAATGTGGTACGCTTGTGTATCAATTCTCCACCACTGATACATCCCTTCGGGGGTTAATTTTTCAAATTTTAAAACATCATTTGGAATGTTGCTTTTTATCATTACTTGATTGATTGCATTAATAATGTCAGAATCTTGGGCAAATTTAAAATCAACTGATCCAGGTTTAGCAGCAACTTTTGATCTATCATGTGATTTAGTTTTTGGATTCCATACATCATTGTCTAATGCAAATGGTGCATCCCCACTCCTATCTTTATTGTAATTCATCGTTGCTTTACCTAATGCATTACAAGTACCATCGTTCTGCACAATACTCGATACAGTTGAATTTGATGATATCTTTACATCAACTCGTTTTACACCAAGTGTTTTAAATATTTCGTCATTATTTGCCGAGGTTGGATTTTTTGTTGCACCATCTTTGGTTTCAGTATTACCTGGTTTAGTTACCGATGATCCAGCACCACTGGATGAAATATTAGTTGGAAACATTATTAATATTTCATCTGGAACTTTTACTATTTTTTTATCTTTTAATTGTTTTAATCTGGCATTGACAACTTGTTGTAGACTTTTTGGGCCGCTTTGTAACATCTCTTGGACAGTACTACCTGAAACAGTAGTATCGGTTTTAAGCTTTTTATATTCATCATTTAATGCTTTACCAGCAGTAGTGTATCCTTGAATAGTATATACACTTCCTGCTTCAGTTACTTTCATATTGCATGTATTGAAATGAAATGTAATAAATTTAGTAGTATTTGGTACTTTAACCATCTGACCATTTTCAGTATTACCTCTAAATTCAATTGATAACAAATAGGGAGCTTCGTTCCAATTTTTATACTTTTGATTATATGCAGCTACCTGCACTGCTTGCATAAACATTCCCATACTATATGGTTCTATTACTGTAAATTCAAGCGTGGTATTTGTTGTATTGCCATGATCATTTGAAAATGACGCATAACCATCAATTACTAAATCATCGATGAAAAAATCAAATTTACCACCATCTAAAGTAATTCTATCGTTTGGTTGCATACTTGCAGATTTACATATTAATGGTGGCATTTTTCCAGCAATATACGATTTATCTGGATGATTATATCCATTTGCATCTAAACAACTCAAACTAATAATATATGAATATGATGCATATTTGTGTAAAGGATTTGCGATTGGCAACTTTGTATCAGACTTTCCAGATTTTCCGGTTGGACTTGAAAAAATCTTACCTATTCCATCAGTAACTGATGAAATTGCACCAGATATTGCTGAAACTGGTGATATGTTATCTAATACATGCGTTACACTTGGTATATTTGTTGCTCCCATATTATAACCCCAATACTGATATTAAACTGCTGCTTTTTGGAAGATATATTTGTTTTCCTGGAATAAAATCAAATATTGGATCTTCCAATACATCTAAATTTCGTTGAATAAATACCCACCATAATGTAGAATCACCGTAAACGTCAAACGCTAATAAGTCTGGTCTATAAGTGTATTGTGGTTCAATTGTATACAAATAATCATCTACCTCTGCACTAACTGACCTAATTGCCAATATATCCAAATAATTTTGATTAACTGGGGTTGTGTACCATGGACTAGTACTAGAATATTTTGCTGCCATTATATATACCCCACTGAACTATTCATGTATCCGCCTGTAACAAATTTATCGAGACTAAACTTACGCACACTATCTCTACTGTATATTGGTTGTAATGTAACTTCGATTGTACTTTTAGTTGGAACATGAGCTGTACCACTATCGGTGCCACCAACACCAAATGTACCGAGTACACCAGATACTTGCCCAACCGTACCAGCAACACTACTCAATGCACCAGTAATTCCCGATAATCCATTAACTGCACCACCGATGGTGTCAAACAATCCACCCATTTGATCAGATATTGCAGATATTTCACTTGCCATACTACCAGCTACATGGCACCCAATATAATCACTACTAGCATCTAATTGAACAGACATTTTTGTAACTACAACTGGTACATTTTTAAATACATAATGTCCATATCCATTAAGATGTACGATTGGTGGTGGATTTCCTGCTTTTGGATCGCTGCCGGTGAACATTTTGGTTAATGATCTTAAATAATGAACCATAGCTATCCAATATAACCCTTGTGTGG